CAGCAAGCGGATGAGAGTCTGATTCATAAGGTATTGTAAAAATACCATTCCAGACATTTGAATTATTAAGCTCCATGCTCCATATTGCAGTTTTATCAGCGCGGCAAAATTGAACATGAGTTACACCTGTCATCCAAAAATAATCACCAGATTTGGCTGGGTAGTAATCTAGTCCAGAAAAATAATTATCAAAACCAGTGCCCGGAGCAGGCTTATTTAATAAATTATATAAATAATACCCTGACTCTGTAGCCTGTGCCGGGCTTACAAGATTTGTAGTCTCATAAAATTTTGTTTTGTCTAAAAAGAAATTTTTTGCTTGTTGCAGTGGATCGTAAGCACTTTTAGTTAAGCTTGTTGCTCCTGCTGATGATTTATAATAGTCACCACCTTCCGTGGCGCTAAGAACAGATACTTTTGTATTGAGCGCAATATTTCCAATATCTGCATTAGCTGCAGCAAGTGTCGGATACGCTTTAAATGAACCGCTCTGAAATCCTGCAAATGCGTTATCAACATAAACCTGATCCGCTTTTTGCTGTTGAATTGCAGTAACTAACGATTTACTGGCTTTTTGATCAATCAACTGTTGCTTTAAAGATAGCTGTTCATTCACATACTTAGTTTCTGCTTTTGCTGAAATACTGGTATTACTTTTTTCAAGACCATCCAGTATTTCTGTAATATGGGTTTGAATACTTTTCTTGTCCTGTGCAAAAACTACACCAGCAGTGATACCGCCAAAAATATTAGGATTTGAGCCTGCAAGAATGGTATCCAAGTATTCCTTAAGCCCACCAAAAATTTGTGCATCGCGAGCCTTTGCCAGCTCATCATAATTAAAATCATGAGTACGACGCCATTCGATCTCAGATTTGATACGCGCTAAAATTTTTGCATCAACTAAATTTTGCTCTTGTAGTACATGCCATAGCTTATCTAAATCCCAGTTTAAGGCTGCCGGATTAAATGAGCTATCGTAACGAGAGTAAGTGGTTTCACGCTCAAGATCAGTATCACGCGCAAGCGTAATAATTGTCCCAGCTTCTGGCTTTACTGCGAACACAACATCTTTATCTTGAACTGTAAAAGCGCCTACTTGCGGTATTTCATTATTTACCGTGACAACCAAAAAACGCTCATCTGAAAGATCAAACGTAATATTAAAATGATCAGTGGCACCATTAGCCACATAGCTTACGATTGGTAATTGCTCAGGCACTGCCATGATTCACCCCTAGTATTCTTCAAAGTCCAAGGCAGCATCAGTAACGCCACCATCTGTTCTCCAATTAGGGGACTCATTAGGCTCAAGTCCTGCTAATGAGTCAAGTTCATCATCTGGCTGGGTTGTAATGGCTGGATTAAACATTCTCATTTTTTTATAAGTTGGTGACGAATTCTCACCTTCTTCTGGCGTATCAACAACAGAAGTGTGTACCCACAATAAGCCTGATAGTAATGGCCCTTCAAGCGCCTCAAGAATACGTTTATTTTTTGCAATAGAGTTATGTACTTCGGCTACACCACAGCGAATACGGCGCTTCTTCAGTGCACCTTTTAATGCTGGTGGTGCAAATGTTCCTGGGCCATTCGTTTCAATTGTTATTCTTGGGACATTGAATTCCTCAATAAGATCACACAACTGCCAAACTTGCCCACCTATAATATTACCCTGATCATCATGTTCAATTACATTATCTGTAAGAGCTAATGAACGATGCCAATATTTAGTACCAAAGTCATCATGAAGAACTAGAGCTACTGATGAAACATCAGATTTCGTCCTTCCAGAGGATGGATCCCAGCGCATTGTCATACCAACAATTTGACGCTCCCCTAGCATCATAATGTAACTACCATTAGCACGGCGTAATACTGGCTCGCAGTCGTAAGGGATCATTTTGTCGGGGTCTAAACGAACATTAGTGATTGGTTTGGCATGAAGTTGATACTGTGAATCCCATGCGTTGAGCGTACGACACTTTTTTCGCCTTTTAGTCATCTCTTGCTTGGTAAATCGTTCTGGCCATAAAGCATCTGCATAAAGGTCAACCACACCAAATTTTTCATTAATCTTTATGTGATATAGCTTATTGATCTTAGACACTGTGAAATGCACTCCTTCTTCCAAGCAGCGTCTTTCCTTAGAAAACATTCGCCGTATAAAACAGTTTGCCTTAGATTCCTGCATTTCTTTGTATATTGAGTCGTGACTATGCGGAGTACCAATAAACAGAGTAGTGCCCCCGGGTACCAAGATAAAAGGTTGCTCTTGCAGTCTAAATTTTAATTTTTCAATATTTTCAGGTGTATTAACATTGCTTGGTACTTCTACATCGTCATTTTGAATATGGGTAGCGCGCTGTCCAGTTACGGTAGAAAGGATGCCACGAGCATACATTGAGCCGTATCTGGTATCATTTGCTCCTTCTACCCACCATCGACGTATTCCCCCATCACGTTTTTTAATACCTGTAGCTTGGCATAGAGGATGGTTTTCCAATACATACTGAACACCATTTGAGCATTTTTCCGCATCTGGATCATTTGCTCCTTGGTGAAGGATTAGATCATCTTTATCCCGGTAATAGCGCCAAGCATTGAAAACAACCACAATACCTGATTTGTTATGACCACGTGGCAACATGAGAAGGTTGTCAACTTCCTCAGATAAATTTTCCATCCAGTCACATACTTCTATATGAAAAAGAGGCGTTTTCCTCTTCAGGTACTTATCCCAAAGTATATAAAACTCAGCAAATGAAGCCTTTTGCATTAGCTCGGCCTCTTGGATCGTACTTCTTCTACAGCTTTCTTGGCACTTTCAATAAGATTTTCTTCATGTTTTTTCTGAGTTGCTTCTGTGGAACTGCTTGGTGGTATGTCTCCTCGACGGTACGCTAAAACTTGCTCTACTTTTGTGATAGCAGATGCACACTGATTTAAACCTTTATACAGCCAGACCTTATCGCCACGATCTTCCGGAGTGTCAAATCCGCAATCAGATGCTGCATATGCAATCTTGATCAGGTCGTCTGTCATTTTCTCTGACAAATCCTCAAGTTCTATAATTTGATCATCACGCATAAAAAAATCCTCCCCTATAAGGTCTTTATAGAGGAGGATTTAAAAGGCTTTGTTGGGTAAAACTATCTAGCAATTATTACCCTTATATCTATAGTTTTTAACCACCCCATCAATGAGGCGGAACTCAATCTTGCAATGCCACTCCTGTATTTTATTTTGTGGGATTTCTAGCTGATGTTGCTGGGTATATAAGCCTTTATTTTGATAAACAGGAATACGTTCAGTTGACCGACTAGAAGAGATTCTACTTTGGTTATATTCAAGAATTTCATAATTATCGCCTTTATATTCCCGGTCAGGAATCCCGAAATCGTTAATTAATTCTGATTTAGTCATCCCTTTTTTGGTTTCTAGTTTTTTCTCCAAAAAGGGGTTGCTTATACATCCGATCAAAAGCAGAGGAAATAGAAATAAAAATCTTTTCATTGTATAGCCCTTTCAAAGTCTGGTGCCTGAATCTCGCCTAAATCATCACCCCAGTATCGGGTACGGTCTTGTTCTCTCTCGGCCTTCCTTAGTAATTTTTCACGGTAGCCTGGGGCAATCATATCCTGCATTTCATCAAAAATTAAGCGATTCGTTGCCGCTTTTGTATACCAGAGGTTCTGGGCAGGAATTTTATTCTTAATAAGTTTATAAGCCTCATTCGCTGCATTTGTATCCTTTCCCTCATAATATTGCGTCAGATTACCCACTGTTAAGCCAAGAATTGACTTAACATCTGAGCCAAACGGCCCTATAAGAAAGTCAGAAGAACTGCGACCACTGGTATCTGTACCAGCTACCAAAATATCACCAAGAATGGATAAACCGCCCCCCTGAATAGCTGATCTGGTCAGAAAGTTAATACTTTTTTGTGGATCTTCACTATCAAACATGGTTTGCGGATCGTTACCATTCGCCAATTCTTTTAACTGCACCACCAGTGCGCCGAGCATTGTTGTGATAGCAAAAAGCGATATGCCATAAGATGCCTTAGAAATACCCTTTTCGAATGACATGGCGCGGCTGCCATGACGCATAAGAAATGAGGCTGGGAATGATTTGAACTGCATCATACTTTTAAGTATTTCACCGACTATAGTTCCTTTCTTTTGACCTGCTGACATGAACGTGCGCTCACGCAATCCCGCTTCAACTACTGCCATGCCCTGTTCATCCAATAAATGCGCCTGAAATTGCGAAGCTATCTCATCTCTTACACGCGAGGGGTCGCCGAATGCTAGAAGCTTTTCATCCGGAATTTCATAGATAGAGCGTGCTGACATTAATTGATTGCCCTTGCGATCTACTACAGGATCAGCTAGGCGCATGACTTCCCAAGCACGTTCTGATAATCCGGTTTTCTCCATAAGTTCACGATCATCAATACTTAAATCTTGCCAAGCTTTAGATCGAGATAAACGGCCGTATTTCTCCATAAGCATTTTAGTAAAACCAACCTTGGAGGCCGATGTAAGTGCATTAAGACCAGAAACTCGCATTACCTGAGTAGCGACAGCACTTGAAACACGCGCTAATTTTTGAGATTTACCACTAACTGAAGTAAGGCCATCATCAGAGAAACGGGCAATAGAACCCAACATTTCTTCTGTAGCCAGTCCGAGAGAATGAGCCAGCTCCCGATCGGCTTTATTGGCTGGATTCAATTGGGATAACAGCTCGCCAAATGTTCTGCGATAAGTGATATTGTGAATTGAGGCTGTTTTGGCAATCATTGCCTGATCTGTTATAGATGATAAGGTTGTGCCGCCCAACATGCTCGCCACGTTCATTGATCTGTAGGCCAAGCCAAGGTTTGCTAGCACTTCCGATTGTGGCGTGTTCTGACCTGTAAATTCATCAAACATCGTTTGTGCGCGTTTACGGGATTTGTGGGTAGTATCTACGTCTATTCCATTCAGCCAGTCTTTTTTCTCGGCTGCATCCATCAATATACGCATTGCATTTTTTGGATTACTTCCTAGGTTTTCAGCAAGTGCAATATCTTTCGAGAGGCCATTTATATGAGCTTCAACCAAATCAACAAAAGGCATCCCCCCAAAATCCGCTTGATAGTCAAGCCATGCATCAGCACTTTTAAAGTGCAGTACCCGTGATTCAGAATGTCTGCTGGTAATCTTGGAGTTACCACCAAATGACTGTCTGCCTATTTCGGTTTTATTGGCACCGTTACTACTTAATGTGTCGAAGGCATATTCTAGTACTACCCTGATTTCTTGTTGTGAATAGTATGTGCCGTCCTCATGAACATATTTTGAGGTATCAATTAAGGTTTCAGCTTTTTCAACCCAAGTTTGCTTCCCTGCCTTTACGATTTTGGTTAAATCATGTGTTTGCGGTAGTCCCCAATCATCCAGCTTTCCTACATCACCCCCAGAGCGGTTAAATCGTTCGCGCATGTTTTCAAAAACTTCGCCCATTTTGTCTGAAATTTTCTTGGCTACCGGATCGCCCGTATTCACCCCGAAACGTTCACGCACGATATTTTGAACCATCTCTTTATTTGTGAAGACACCCAAACCATCTTTAATATTGGTGTAGAAGTCTACTAAGTCACCCCGATAAATTGAGGCAATTGCTCGTGCTTTAGAATCAATAGACTGTATGCCGGACATATCACCATGAGCAGCAACCAGTCGATCCAGAACTTCGCTAGCTGTAAGAGTGGAATGATCCAAAAGAGCTAAGTTTTTGCTCTGGGTTAAAATGTCCTGAGCAGCAATTTTATGCTTTCGCTTTAACTGCTTTTGAATGTCCTGTGCAACGAATTTACCAGCCTCGGCCAGCTTGTCAGCATCCGATAAATTGCGCCATTTATTCACATCCTGTTTTGCAAGAGACTTCATGGCTTCTTTAATTCGTTGTTCAATCTGCCGAGCCTCTTGCTGATTTAATTCATCCTTGCCAAGAGCTTTTGCGACGGCGGCCTTGCATTGGTCTTTCATAATAAAAATGCCCAGATAATTTTCATCATCTGAGCATTAATAAGAATGTGGTTTGTTGGGTAAGAAAAATTATCTATTAATAAAATACTTCTAGCAGAATTTTTCTAACAAAATCCTTAATTCCTTCTATATCAGAATTTGAAGGAAATTCTTCATGCTTAAAAGTATGGGAACTTGTTATCGCGCCCTTAGTACTAGTAAAAACCGCTTTCTCATGATCGATGTCTAACTGTACAGGGTTGTCTAATTCTCCAGCTTCGCGAATCTGCATTAAAATATCGGAAATTAATTTAGCGCCATTTGATGCTGGACTAGGGTTTTTCTCATAAAAGTTGTGTACTAAAACAGCTGCAAAGTTCTTTATTACTTGTTCTTTCATTCAATTTTTTCCTGATATAAATTTTAGATCTGAAAACAAGATATTGGGCTGTTTCTTAAACTTTCAATACCTTGAATCAACTGGAATTTATTCCCCAAACTGTAAGGCGCAACTGATTGCTGTCTGAGTTGCCAAAGTATCTAAATCAGCTTGCTTTGCTTCAGCTTCCAATTCATCCAGACGCTCGCGCAAGGTCATGGTAATTTCCTCAACTTCTCCATCTGGTCGCATACGGCTAACTGAAATTTCCTGATCGGGATTATTAAAGATAATATCCAGAGCAGCCTTTTCTTCTGGACCATCACCAAACAATGAACCTTGACGCGGATCACCCATGGCTTCGATTTCATCAATCCGTGATTGAATGTTTTCCCCAATGGCTTTGGCACTACGCTTATTCTGATCAAAGACATTCAGGAACTCACGTGCACCAGGTGCAAGTCCATCATCGATGAGCCGCCCTTGGTTTAAATAATCCGGTACATTCTGGCCGCTGGCCTTTAAATCACTCAGCTTTTGTGCTGCTTGCGCCAAGTCTTGAGCAATAGTATTTTGATGCCGGCCGCCTTGTTTAACCAGATCACCAAGCTGTGCTAATTGTGGTGCAGCACGAAGCAGAGCATTTAAAACATTCTTGCTATCATCATCCAGATTTTCAGCAAGGCGTGTTACAAGACTAGAGTCATCATAGGTACGTTGCACCATAGCGGATTCAATCCGGCGCTTACCTTCTTGCGATAAACGTCCTTCTGATGTCATTACACTGGCACGTTCTGATTGTGGCAACTGATTAACGAAGTTCCGTACAAAATCCATTGAGCCATCTAAATTGATCGTCCCATCATTATTGATTTTAAGAAGTGATGCATCAGGCAGCCGATCTACATCAGAAACTGCGCGCTCAGATGCGCTGAATTGAGCCACATCAGATTCATTGGCTAATCTGGCAAACTCTACCCGGTCAGTATCAGTTAAGCGTGTACGTACTAAAACAGGGCTATTTATACCCGATATATCCATACCACGTTCATTAGCCCAATTCTGAACAAAATCACGATATGCATCAGCACGTCCAGATTCATAAGCCTTACCTATTGCTAACGTCCGGCCATTGCCTGATTCCACTACATTGTCCATGCCAATAATTGGTGCACCATCACTCAATTTATAAGACTCGCCCACCAGCTCAGGTTTTAAGTCATTGGCCATATTTTCAATCTGCTGTCGCGAAGCAGCACGGGTACGGTCACGAGGCTGTAGCTCTGAAGGATAAGCCGGATTTACTCCATATAGTGCGTCATTTGATGTAATCAACTCATTCAGGTCACGGACTTCATAAGCCACATCGTAGCTTGAACCATCCATACCATAAGCTGTGCTGGTACCAGATCCGCCGTAACGCGCACTAAGCGCATTCCACTTGTTACGCCATTTGTTGATAGCTTGGCCAACACTTAGACCTGACATACCGTTATTCTTCACAATATCATTAGCATACTTCGGGTCATACTCACGAACTACATCAATTAAAGGTCGATTTGGATCTGCCTTTAAAACCTTGACTGCACCGGCAGGACCTAGCAGATGCCCTAAATATTGCTCATGAGCAATTGGAGGTCTGCCAAGTTTCTTGTCAATATAACTATTCGCCATCTTGATATGTTTCAGGCCAATACGGATCTGTTCGTTTACATCGTTACGATTACCACCGCCTAAGTTTCTCCAAGTTCTATCTAGTACCTGGAAAACACCGTGAGCCGTAGATGAACCATTCTTGGCAGATGAGTTGAACTTTCCCCCTGTTTCAAGATGACTGATTGTTAAGGCAACCGAAGGGTCTACGCCTTCCTGTTGTGCACGTTTGGCAATATTTTTACCTTGGCCAGGTAGAGACATCGTTTCATAATTAATTGATCTTTGCTTCTCATCACCATGTACCGGATGCACCACATTCACCGGTCGGCCAGCTCTAATCCTTTCTGTAGCATCATTTAGGTTTTTTAAGTGATTATTATGCTGAATTGGATTGCTTGGCTTAATCGGTATGGATGTATCATCAAGTTGCATCCGATTAACTTCGAGTGCAGCTTCAATCTGTGTATTTCGAGCTTCGATTTGATCTACATCAAGACTTGATAACTCTGTCTCTACATCAGTATTTAAACGGCCCTGCATGTACCGGCCGGCACCAAACAACAAGCCATTTAAAAGAACTTCAGTACCGATACTTTCAGGCGTAACTTCATATTTTTTAGCCTGCTTTTCATATCCTTCTGATTCAAGAATCTCACCAGATAAAGCTTGTCCACCGGTAGAGACTGCTGTGGCACCACCGACTGAAATGACCGCATCTTTAACCAGACCACCCTTACCCTTAAGACTGAATGACAAGGGAAAAGCAGTGGATATACCAGCCACAGTTCCATCTATTGCAGCAGTTTTAAGTGCTGTATCAGAATCAACACCCTGGTCCACCAGATCCTTATAGTTGTAATCAGTTTCAGAAAGACCGGTTACCAGTGCTGCTCCTGCCGTTCCACCTCCTAAACTACCAACAACTGCACGTGTGGCATAATCACCTAAAGCAAAGCCGATATTGCCAACTATGCCTGTATTTTCCTTATCTTCTAATGCCTTTACACCTTCAAGAATCAGTGAATTCCGGGCATCTTCCTTCTTGTCCTTAAACTCCTGATAAGGCTCTATAAAGTCATCATTAGATAAATCCTTTATCGTATATTCCAGGCGGTCAGTTATGGCGGTAATAGGTTTGGTGATGGTATCAGCCGCCTTTGCAAAGCCTGCACCTGTTCCGCGTAATGGCGCTGTAATTGCACCACTAAATGCCCCGGGTGCTTCTTTAGGTGTGGTGTCCTTATGCTGCAATCCTTTTGCATTAAGCTCATCAATCTGACGCTGATCTTCACCTGAATATTCTGACAACCAGTTACTCATTTTTTAATCCCCTCCGGCATAGTCCCGTTATAGAGTGCTGTACCACGTTCATTGATCAGGTCATAGGTAATAGCTCCTGTTTTTGGATTAGGCTCACCACGACGTAAGCGTAATGAACGTAATTCAGATTCAGGCACACCGTGTTTTTTCGAAAGTCCTTGATAAATTCCTTCAAGGTGGGCTTCAAAACGGCTGTCACTCATTCCGTAAGGCTTTGATACTTTCCAGTCACGAATATCACTGCCTGTATAACTTTTGAAGTTGCCTTGAGAGTAAGTACCGCCAGTCGCCATGCTTAAAGCGGTTTTACTAATGCTGTCGCTAATATCGTCCTTGTCTTTGTGTTGATAAGCTTCACGCTCTGTTAGATGTGCGTAGATTGACTTGTAAGCTGCAAACGTCATATTTGCTGTTGAGCCACTAGCGGATTGACCCACGTATTCATTGAATTGCTGTTTTAACAGATCATCTTTAGGCATGATCATCTGCTTGTTTTTCAATGCTTGGGTACCGCTAATAATTGCTGCTGAAACATCCTCACCTTTTTGCGACCGGAAATTATTCATTCTAGCCACGCCTGCCATAACATAAGACATATCGCCACCACCAAGCTGACCCAGCACTGAACCCCATATTTTAGGCCCATCTTTAATGCCTCGGCTCTCACTGATCAGGCTGCCAATAAAATCTAACTTTTGATTAACTGGCATTGCATCAAAAGAATCTTTAAGTCCATTAACTTCTGCTGGACTAATCGGCTTAAGTACCGCGTTTGGGTCTTTCTTTTTCTGGGCAATTTGATAGGAACCAATCTCTACCAGTTTTTTGGCTGCCGAAGCTGGCGCTAGTTTCATTTCAGCAGGATCAAGATCAGGCAACTGAATGCCACGTTCACGCAATCCCAGATTTGGATCATCTTTTAAGGTGCTCATACGATCACCATAAATACGCTCATAAGCACTTAATATCTTGTTCTCTGCAACCGGATCGGCGGATGGACTGTTAGCAATTTGAGCTTTCATGTCACTGATCCTTCTAGCTTGCTCTGCTGAGCTAAGCTTAGAAAAGCTTTGAAAGTTATCTGACTGCTTGAGATAGAACTCATACTCGCCCTGCATTGATGTGCCAGATACCAATGCACCAACATTTTCTATATAGGATTTGTCTAGCTCTCGACCAGTTAAAACATTACTGACAAAATTATTCAGATTTTTTTCGGCCTCGGTCTCACGCTTTTTCTGTTCAATTTCCTGACGATCTTGGATTGTTCTCATACGGCTCAATGCAGAAGCTTTATTTTTCTGAATAGTGGGCCCATCCAGATATCCATATTTACCGCTATCCAGATCAGCAACCAATGTTTGCAGAGATTCCGCATCATCTTTATCAACTGCTGCCGTTACGCGCTGGTCAATATCCATCTGATCCGAGGTAACATCAAGGTTGTAAAGTAAATCTGCCTTGGCAGTTTGTGAGATATTTAATGCTGCAAGATTTTCCTGTAAATATTGCTTGCGTGCTCCAGGTGCCAATCGGGTAGATATTTGAAAAAAGCGTTCTGCCAATTGACTATCTTTCTGTTCGTCAACTTTTAACTGTAGTGGGAGAAAGTTAGAGCGCTGCTTGTTGACTGAACTATTCCAGTATTGCTGGAACTGCTCACGGGCATGAACAGGCAGATCATTTTCCATCTGCTTAAACTGCTCAGCGGACCATGTTTGTAATTCTGTATCAGCATCTTGTGCTTTTCGCACACCATTAGCCACGTCATTACGCAACAAAGTTACTTTTTCTGCGAAGCCTGTAGACAAGACATCATCGACTTTTGCCTTGGCTTCTTTTTCTGCCAGATCGTTGTTATAAAGCTCAACACGTTTAGCACTAACCTCCTGTTCTTGTCGCTGTGCTTCGCGTTGTTCTAATGCGCCACCAATTGCATCACCCATGCGACTTACGCCTGTCAGCGGCACTTGCCGCGCCATCGGTGCATCAGGAATAATACGACCTTGTGAACGTGGGATAATCGCCATTATTTCCATCCTCCACTGAGCTGACCAACAGCGTTAAATAAATCGCTCGTGGCTTCCATACCATAGTTATTACGCTGCATTTTGCCTTCACGTCGAATCCTTTCAGCTTGGTAACCTGCGCCTCTCTTGGTCATTTCAGCATTATACTCAGCATCTAAAAGGTGCTCATTTTCAATAAGAGCTGCTGCACCCACATCTACATCAAGACCATTTTCTGCAGCAACTGCTCGTGCACTTGACGCATTCCTTTTGCCATCTTCTTTAATCTTTGAAGCCTGAAGATTGGCGACTGAACGTACTGTTTTAGCATTACCTTTTGAAACGGCATCTGCTGTCACGGCATTGCTATAGCCCTGCAATGCTTTAAAGCTTGAAGATATTCCTCCTCCACTACACATGGTTAATCTCCTTCTCTAAAACATAGCCAGTTAGTTTTAATCCAAGATGCTCATAAAACTGAACGGTTTTATCTGCGTGGATTCCCGACATGGTTCCAAGCTGAATGCGGTTCACACCCTGAGCTTTAGCCCATTCAATGTAATGCTGTACCAGTTTCGCAGCGGCACCAGATTTACGGTATTCCGGCAGGACATATACACCATGCTCAAAAGCCAGAACATGACCGGTACGCCAGCAAAGCCCAGTTTCACCAATTAATGCACCAATGGGATTATGTGACGTGTCGTACACCAGAAAAACAGATTGCTGGTATTCGATAAGGTGATTCAGAAAGGCTCTGACAGTGGGTTCATGTAAGCCCTGCTTACTAAAATTTGGTGATTCCTGAGTAAGGCGCTTGCCAAAATCGACAAGCGTCTCCAAGTCCGCTATTGACGCTGCTCTTACTTCAAACATTCTATTTCTCATTCATTGACATCCGGATAGAAATAGATTGCAGGTGAAATGGCTGGGGTTTGTTGTGTGTTATTTTTAGCTGTAACTCGTAGAGTGACTGCCATCCCATCTGGTTTTCAAAGGTATAGCCCGTATATGGCTTATTGTTAAATGCACTTTGGCTATATGTTTTTGTTGAAAGCTCCTTACCATTTACTGCACCACCAATTGATTCATTTAGATAAATTGCTACCTCATGAATAGTGACCTTGTTAAACATGGAGGTAGATGGTACCTGGCTATAATCTGGCGGAAGAAAGTCAATTTCAAACGTGAAAGGCTGGCCAATCGATATAACCTGATTCAACTCAGGATCATTTAAATTAATTGTGGTGCCAGAAATGGAATACCCTGAATAGAAATATCCATAATCATTGGAAAAGTTCACCAAAGCATTATTAATAATATTGAGCGGCAAGTTGGATATTGGGCCTTTACCCTGGCTCACTAAAATATCCAGCTCGCAGTCACTTTGTGCGGTTTCTTTTAGCTCCTCAAGCACGATATTTTCATTTCGCTGCGAAAGGATGAAACATTGATCCTCACCCAATCCCGTTGGTAAAGAACACATAGACAAGACATTGCAGCCGAAATCATGTTGCGCCCAAGCATTCATACTTTGCTCGCGGGTTAATGTAATACTCGCAACTTTCCCATCATTCAAAACAATCCAGACCACACTGTTAGGGGTCTGCTGATAAGCCATTTCCTTGATTCCGCCGTGATTTTCAGTGATGTGACGAGCAATAACAGAGAGTTCAGGAGACACCAGTCCATCAGATTGGAAGTCATACGCTAAAGCTCGCAACCATTCACCACCACGCTGAACAAACAGCAACTCATTACCCACCATGATTGGCCTTACATCTTTCTGGGCACCATGGCTAGTATGCTGATCGATCTGTGCCGAGGCTGGTGTTAGGGCCCCAGATGATTTGACCATAAACTCGGAACCGCCAGTTAGAGCAACAACCCCACCACGCTGCGCCAGATGCAAAATATTGTCAGACTGTGTAGAGCTTGAGGCTATACTGAATGCATCAGCGTCTAGCGTTGTCTCAAGATAATTCCCATCATCCGCAATTCGGCTAAACCACATCTGGTTAGGGCTGGCTTTCGTATTGGCAAATACCAAACGTTGTTTAAAAAAGCAGACTGTACGCGGATAGCCGTTTTTATCGCTAAAAGCCAATGAGCTTAACGTCCAAGATTTGGCAATAGCTTGTACTTCGGCATTCAGCTTCACCATTACCTCACCAAGTGCCCCCGTTGGTGAAACAATTGAAGTGATTTTGACTTGGCCGCCGTTGATATTTACGATTGCACCAACGTGAGAATCATTAAATACAGCCGCATCGCCTGCTGTGACAACCTCCCAATCTGTACTATCAGCAACTGGGGTCTTGCCCTTGTTATCAGTTATAGCGCGCCATGTTTTTCCAGAGTAAATAACACGCTCACCAATGATGTAATTTTCATTAGTATTCCAGTTCGGGAAGGCAGATGAGTTTAATGCAATGGTCTTACCTACCTCTGTACCTGTTGGAGTAAGCGCCACATTAGGACTGGTACCCAGATCATCATTTGGATGAACACTAAACGTGAATGGTGCAAACTGCCAGTTTGAGAAATCTGCAGAAGATACAAAGCGGTGAACAGGTGTATCGCCCTGAACGAAGAACATGCGGTACTTTGTATGAGCTACCTGTATTTCGCTTACTTTCTTTTCGGTGTCGTACGGTGTTGTGGTTTCCCATACAATCACCTGCGTTCTAGGGTTATATACTTTTAAAATACCCACTCCCAAGAGGAGCAAATAGGCATTTTCAGAGTTTGAGCTAAACGGAATGATTCGCTGAATACCGGGCATAAGTGCTCTAAACTTTGTACCTGGTCTTTTTTTGGCTCCCCCCTCCACCAATGGCAACGCATTCAGTAATTTCTTTGCGCCGTTCCCATATTGCTGAACATCTGTTCTGGTCCATAAAAGTGGGCTAAGCTCGCCACTACTAAGATTATTTTTTAGTGTCCACATTTTCATTAGTAGCGACTCCCTAAGTAATAAGAATCAGCATATTGCATATCTTGGCTTGGACGTTCCTGAGCATTAATAGCCCGTGCACGTTTGAGCAATTCCACTAATTCGGCTTTGGCACTCTCCCCGGTTGCATCACTTCCTGTGACCGGTTTTGATAGTCTTGCTGCTAGTTTTAGACTCAATGCCTCACACAGCATCGGGTCCCAAGTCTCCTCGTTATCATTATCAAAAATGTACTCAAGGTAGATCTGTTGCTGATTCGCCAGAATGTAGCGATTCTCGACCTCATACTGTTCTGTGTTGGCGCTAATGATCCGGATATAATCACGCGGCAAGGGAAAAGCTCGCGCATAACCGAAAGTTGGATAGGTGCTTACTGGTGATAGAATTGCTCTTTTCTTTGCACACGACCAAGGATGATCACGCAATAAGGAAAGACGAGCCTGATCGTACAAAGCGCGGCATCGCTCGGCATTAGGTGAATCTTCTTCAAAACTTGCAATACCGCTAGCGCCTATCGCACCAAAGGCAGCATTACATATATCAACTTTTGTAGAGAACATGAAAAAGCCCCGATAACTTTTAATTCTACTTATAGTTACCGAGGCTTGGGTTAAGTTGGTTGGGTGTTAAAACTGCTTATCTATCGAATCTTGGTAAAGCTTTTCTTTCAGCAAATATCCTTCAAGCTGCCATATTTTATTACGTGCATTTTCATAGGCAATTTTCTGCCCAATTATTTTGTTAAAGTTTTCAGGACTTGCAC